TCGTATCAATGTGCTCAATGAAGGCTGCCTCATCTAAGATCAACAGAGAGGCTGATATGGACCTTCCTGATTGTTTTCCTGAAGCCTTGGACTGAATAGAAGATCCATTTTCAAAAGAGAGTGTGTGGTCGTTATCTCTTGTTGTTTTAGGCTTCATCCAAAAAGGAAGTTCTTCATACATTATTTTAATACGAGAAATAACCTCTTTGGCTTCAGCATCACCCTTCGACAAAACAGCAACTCTTTTATTTGTACCAAAAATACAAAAGTGCAAAGCGTAAGCAGCCATCAATGTTGTGCAGCCTGCTTGTCTAAACTTACGCAGAATGGTTAGTCTGTAATCTTGAAACTCATCCAAAATGCGAGCCTGGAAAGGATATAGTTTAAAGTTAACCAGACCTCTCATCGGATGCACAACTTTGATGTAGTGGTTTGTAAAATATTCGCAATCACGAGAACATTTTTTGAATTCTTGTGCAATTTTCTCAAGATCTTCGCTATTATTATTCATGATATTCTTTTCTGTTTGCAGTCGATCAGGTAAGAAACCTGAATCATTAAACAAGCTCATTAATTACTGTAAGGGTAATGAAGCTCTATCTGTTCATGTTTCTTACGATGCTAACTCTATTTATGAAGGACATAAAGAGAATATTAAATTCTTTAAACAATCTCCATTAGAAGATGGAGATATTATAGTGCTGTGTCATGATGACATAGAGATACTCTCTATGCCGGATGAATTAATTAAAAACCTTAGAATAGCCCGAAAACCGGGAGTGGGATTTGTTGGTTTAGCTGGTTCTTGCCACATACCCACTGAAGGTGGTTGGTGGAATGCAAGGAATACGGGAAGCGCCAGAGGTTTCGTGTTTCAAGGTTCAAATCATGAAACCATGACACCTAATTACTTCGGTAAGAGTGGTCAAGTGGTTGTCCTTGATGGTTGTTTATTAGCAGCTACATATGCAACTATAAAGAAAGTTGGATTGGAGCAGCCAGACTACCTAAAAACAGGTTGGGATTTTTACGACATTCATCTTACATATAATGCATATTTACAAGGTTTCTCGAATTACACAGTGCCTATTATTGCATTACATGAATCTCCTGGTATAATGAGAGATGGGTGGTTTGCTGCGAGAGAAAAATTTATGAGTTATCATGCGAGCACAATCCCTCACGCCAGATTACCAGTTGATAAAACACACGGATTACCATAATGGATTACTTAGTAAGCGTTTTGATTTGGGTTTTAGCGGTCTATGGAATGACCACTATCATTGTAAGCTCGGCAATTATGGAGCCGGTTAGAAAGCTGATATCAGCTTGGGTGCCTCCTCTAGGCAAACTCGTTAACTGCATGCTCTGCACAGCGTTCTGGGCAGGTGTATTTTGGGGTATGCTTTACTGGAATCCATTCTCAAAGGCAGAAGGCAATACGTTCCTACACGCCCTTTTCTCGGGCTGCTTCGGATCCGCTACTACTTGGTTGATCTACCTTAAATTCTTCCCTTTGATGCAGGGTAAGTGAAGGTCGTCAACAGCCACCAGCGCAGTTAGTGACAGGTCTGATACCAAATTTTAGTTTGAGTAACATTAGAATAGGTTAACAGGGGTAACTTGATTTTTAAGTCTAGGCCTCTCAAAGGCACCACAATCAGCAGTCCCTAGTCTGGTTGAGTTTGAAAGGTCCTCTGAGGTTGATGTGATTCCTGACACAGGCCCACTAACCACATAATCCAAAGCAATATTATTAGGGTGATCAACGAGTGCGAAATTTTGAGAGCAGACAGTGTAATCTCCTAGGAAAGAAACCTCACCCGCTCCTGGATCTGACCCATCTGTGTTAAAAGTGACTTCAGGACTGTGGTTAATAATTGTACCAAAAACATTACCATGATTACCCGTACCACGCTCAGTAATATCATCAATGCTTGAGCAATCTATGAAATCGGGACAGAACGCTAATCGAGAAGCCCCAGGGTGGGTATTGTAAATATTACCAATGGAAAAGAATGTGCTTGAAGTATCTGTTTGGTTAAGGTTAACTCTAACATGATGCCATGTGCTTCCTGAGACATTAAGATTAATTGCCCTGTTGGATCCACCACTACCTAGCAACCAATCTTTACTGTCGTCTCTTTGATTCTCTAGCACTGTGTTGGCAATGTTAAAAGTTATTGTACCATCCATCTGGAAAATCTGAATCCAAACACCTGTGGTTCTTTTAGTCCATATTGTTCTAGTTAAATTTATTGTATTAACCCTAGGTGTCGAAGAGGTTTTCGCAGCAATTTGCCAGGGAGAAACAGTATCAGTGCCTGAGCAGACACAGTCTATAACCTCAAGCGTAGTATTGCTGTCTCTCTTAAATTCATGTGTGCCATCTAATGAGAGAATGGCACCCGTATCTAATTTACCATCCTGAGGTGTCTGAGCCTTATACCTAACAGTAAGATCACCGCTTTCGTCCCAAGTTCTTTGTGTAGTAGTAAAGCTATGAACGCCATCTAAAAGAACACACTCTTCCACATCCCCATCGATGTGAGACTGATCTTTACGACTAGCAAACCAAAGAGCAATAGTAGCAAAGTCACCACCAGATCCAACTGTATTACTATACGTGGTCATTACTCCTCAGACTCCCTACTGTAGATATAATTTGCATCCATGTCATCAGCCCATACAACCGCAGAAAGCATCTCAGAGGCCGTCACAGACGCTCTGTTGGCCAAATCTAAGCTCTCCTGTGCAGGGATGGGAAGGGTAGAGGTTTCAATAGTAAAATATTCTGTGATTGTACCTAAAGCTGACAAAGAAGCTTGATCTCTAACAAGTTCAATCACCTCTGCCTTAGATTCAGAAACATCTAAACATTGCAAAAAATTATCTTGTAATGCATCATACCAAGACGTACCGTTTACAACCCTTGAGCCAGCATGAACGCCATTCTCAAGAACTTCTACAATACCATCGTTGTGAAAAAATATTTGAGCCATACACCTTTATATAGATTGCAAAAATTTCTTACTAAGAGTATAATATAGTAATGGAAACGTTTGGCATTGTCGTTGACTGCGTTACAATGACCTTTGTAACTTGCAGCTTTGTAGTCCTTCTTGAGATAGCTAATCGTCTTAAGTCGAACGATAACCGCTTCGATAAGATATACGAGAAAAGCACATGCCCTCCAAAGAACAAATCAAAAAACTCATACTGGAAAGCCTTAGGCAAGATGTTTCGAGAAAAGCTCTCACCTTTATTGCAAAAACTAAAAAGCCGCAAGAAAAAGAATACGATCTAATCGCCCTTCGCAATGTATCCTATATGTTTACGCCAAGAGAATACGAAAGACTTGCGAAGGACTGGGAATTTGCTACCGGCGATAAAATTCCAGTATCCTTGCAAGAGGCTTTAGATTATATGGAAAAGGGCCTGACGCAACGGGACTCCTAAAAGTATATGATTCTTTTTTATGGGACTCCTAAAGGTTTTTGGGTCCCCTTTTAAAATTCATGAGACACAAGGTATGGGGTGGAGGCGACGCATCGTTCCATAGGAGTCCCGTAAGATTTTCCGGTACCATGCTAAAGAAAAGGGGTTGACGGTGTCGATAAATAGGTATAATGGAACACATGACCAAGAGCGTCCTAGCCACGATGGTATCCCTCTTCCTCTGCGGGGTCTCTATCTCACAGTCTTACAGGCAAGCCATCGTGGCTAAGGATGGCACGCAGTGTGCAGCTATGTTCGATGATGCCGTACGTGTCAACATCAGACCAGAGATGCGAAGGGAGCTTGCTCCTATCGTGGCCGCTATCCGTCATGCCGAAAATGGTGGCAAGGGTCGTGAGTATGGCATCCTTCACCCGCGTGTGAAGCCTACGTATCGTTCGCAGGCTGGTTGGTGTGCTGCTACTGTGCAAAAGAACTATGATCGATGGACCAAGGCCGGTAAGCGTGGTGCTTTTGTTGTGTTTCTGGGGCGTCGTTATTGTCCTGTTGGCGCGGAGAATGACCCGCAAGGACTGAACCGCCACTGGATCAAGAATGTCTCGCACTATGTAAGTCGCTTCAAATAAGGCACTTATGGCGGGTCGGGC